TTGGATTCGTGCAATGACATTCCCAACAGAGTATGAAGAATACCAAAGTTTGGGCACACTAAACAAATTCAACTCCGCACAGCCAACGAAAACTCCACAGTACACTGATGGTGCGGTAACTATTTTATCAGCATCAAACAAACCATATTACCGTTTCAACTTCAAAGATTTATTTCCAATCGCATTGTCTGGCTTTGTTATGAGTGCCACAGATACACCAGACACTATTATCACCGCAGACGCTACTTTCAGATTTACCTATTATAACGTAGAAAAATTATTTTAATTGTGATAAACTCCTAATAGGAGGTATACTATGAGCAAACTTGATGATGTATTACAGATGTGGGCTACTGATTCTGTTATTGACAGGACTGAGCCAGGTAAAGCACTGATTGACATTCCAAAACTTCACAGCAAGTATCTAAATGTTCTATCATCACACCGGCTGTTAGCAAAAGAAGCCGAGTTCAATTACAACAAGTGGCGTAAACTCAAATGGGAATACTACACTGGTAAACTTGATGAAGATGATTTGAGCAAATATGGTTGGCAGCCATTTCCATACACCCTCAAATCTGAGATCAATACATATCTAGAAGCAGACGAAGATATCAATAAGTATCTTGCAAAGAAATTATTGCATGAAGAAATCGTGGAAGTCTGTCAAGCAATACTCAAAGAACTAAACAATCGAACATGGGAACTCCGTTCGTTCATTGACTGGGAAAAATTTATTCAAGGTGTATGATCTAACTTTATATAAGCAGAACGAAGTCTTTCTGCGATTTGCATGTGAAAAAAGTGTTGCACAAGAACTTGCAGATTACTTTACGTTTTATGTTCCCGGACATCAATTCATGCCGGCATTCAAAAATAGAACCTGGGATGGTAAGATACGCTTGGCTGATCTACGTTCATTTACTATCTATCACGGTCTTGTGCCTTACATTCAGAAGTTTTGTGAAGAGAGAGATTACAAACTAGCGATTGATACACCAATCAGTGTTACAGAGAGTTTTTCAGTAGCAGAAGCTAAAGAGTTTATTGATCATCTTCAACTTCCCAAAAGCATTATACAAGAAGGTGCAAGAGAATATCAAGTCAAATCATTCATTTCTGCCGTTAGAAATAAGCGAATGTTGTTATTATCACCGACTGGATCTGGCAAGTCTTTGATTCAGTACATGATATTGAGGTATCTACAAAGCAGAGACTATAAAAAAGGGTTATTGATTGTTCCAACAACATCACTTGTAGAGCAAATGTATTCTGATTTTGAATCTTATGGTTACGATTCAGAGAAGTATTGTCACCGTCAGTATTCAGGCAAAGACAAGCATACAGAAAAGTTTCTTACAATTACCACGTGGCAATCAATTTATAAGAATCCACCAGAATACTTTGAACAGTTTGATTTTGTTCTTGGAGATGAAGCACATCAGTTCAAAGCAAAGTCATTGACTACCATCATGACTGGTCTGAAGAATGCTTCTTATCGGATTGGTTGTACAGGCACTATTGACGGTACACAAACACATAAGCTGGTGCTAGAAGGTTTGTTTGGACCAATATATCAGTCTACAACAACATCCGAACTTATCAAAAACAAACAATTGGCAGACTTTAGAATCAAGTGTTTGATATTGAAATATCCAGAAGAAGTTTGCAAACAGTCACGTTCGTGGGACTATCAAAACGAGATAGAATACATAGTAAGTAGTAGATATGGAAATGAGTTCATAAGAAATCTTGTTGTATCACTAGAAGGCAATTCACTTGTGTTGTTCAATCTAGTTGAGAAACATGGTAAACAACTTCACAAACTCATCAAAGAAAAAGCTACCGATAGACACGTTTTCTTTGTTTATGGCGGTACAGATGTTCAAGTTCGTGAGCAAGTTCGTGCCATAACAGAAAAGGAAAATAATGCGATTATTGTTGCATCTTACGGTACTTTTAGCACTGGTGTCAACATCAGAAATCTCCATAATGTCATATTTGCATCACCAAGTAAATCCAGAGTACGTAATTTGCAGTCTATCGGTCGTGGGCTTAGATTGGGAGATAATAAAACTGAAGCAGTGTTATATGACATTGCCGACGATTTTCGTTTAGGTAAACATGTCAATTTTACGTTGAAACATTTTACTGACCGTGTTAGAATATATGATGAGGAAAAGTTCAAATACAAATTTTACACTATAGAGGTCAAAAATGCATAACATAAAACTAATAAGAATGCAGACTGGTGAAGATATTGTGGCATCTATGTATGAAGAAGAAAACTCTGATATGATTCAGTTAGATGAGCCAATGCGACTAGTGTTCCGCCGTATGCCAACAGGTCAAACAATGATGATGATGATGCCTTGGTTGCCAATTGAACTTATCAAGGTAAATAGCGCAAACGTTTATGCAACAGATATCATTACCGTCGTTGAACCGAAAGAAGAGATGATTCAATATTATGGTAGACTAGTTGCAAGACTCAGTGAAGATTTGAAAGAATCGGATGCGAATCTTCAAAGACTTCTTGATGATGATGAAGATGAAGAACTAAACTATGAAGAAGATGATGGTGGTGCTTTGACAGAAGTTCAACTTGATCAACTTCTCAAGAATGTAAAAGCAAGTAAACTACACTAAAGGAATTTTTTGTTATGTCAAAAGTGGTGACATTTGTTGTACCGAGCAGTGCTGCTCAAGCATATCAGGCACTTGCGAATAAGTATTCTGCTATTGAACCTCCAACATGGGCGTTACTGTTGGCTAATGCCGTTCGTGTTGAAGGACATGATCCTTGCATTTTAGATTTTGATGCTGAGCCAACAGAAGTTGAAGAAGCAGCAGAAAAAATTGCTCAAACAAAAACTGATATAGCAGTCTTTGTTCTCTATGGACAAAATCCAAACTCAGGCACCACGATGATGATTGGTGCATCAAAATTAGCAGCACAACTCAAAGCATCTCACCCAAATATCAAAACTGTATTCATCGGCTCACATGCATCTGCATTACCATATGATGTAATTGGTTTACCTTATGTTGATTTTGTTTTCATCAATGAAGGTGTATATGGTTTGTTAGACTTGCTACAAACAAACTATGTTGACGATTTAGAAAAAGTTCGTGGTTTGGTATATAAGAAACACGGCTTTGCTGCAACTGGTGCTCCAGGTCAAATTGTTCAAACAAAAGACATGGACAATGTAATGCCAGGCTACGCATGGGACTTGTTACCAAAAGATAAAAAACTACTGGACAAATATCGTGCCCATTACTGGCACAACTATTTCAAAGATGATGAGAATCGTACACCGTTTGCTGCTATCTCTACATCACTAGGTTGTTCATTTGGATGTAATTTCTGTATGATCAACATTGTGAATCGGACATCATATGAACAAGGTGTTGTTTCATCCGATTCACGTGGTATGCGTTTCTGGTCACCAGAACTAATGCTCAAAGAGTTTGAGTATCTTTATGAGAATGGTGTCCGTACTATTCGTCTAACAGATGAGATGTTCTTTCTGAATAAAAAATATTACATACCAATTCTAGAAGGCATCAAACAACGTGGTATGGATTTCAACTTCTGGGCATATGCACGTGTTGATTCTGTCCGCAAAGATCAACTTGAACTATTCAAAGAAGCAGGTGTAAATTGGTTGTGTCTTGGTATTGAAGCAGCAAATCAAAATGTACGTCTTGAAATTGAGAAGGGCAAGTTTGAAGATGTAGATATTCGTCGTGTTGTTGCCGATGTCAAAGCAGCAGACATCAACATTCTTGGTAACTACATGTTTGGTTTCCCTGAAGATACTATGGAGACAATGCAAGAGACACTTGACTTGTCACTTGAATTGAACACCGAACATGCAAACTTCTATGCTGCAATGGCATTGCCTGGTAGTCCATTGTACATGTATGCAAAGAACAACAATTGGGATTTACCAGAAAAGTTTGAAGAGTTTGCTTTCTTATCGTATGATTGTAAACCACTACGCACCAAAACAATGACTGGTGCAGAAGTGTTGAAGTTCCGTGATGAAGCATGGCACAAATACTTTTCACATGAGCCATTCCTGAATCTTGTAGAAACAAAGTTTGGTGCAGATTCACGCCAAAATCTTGAAGAGATGTCGAAAATAAAACTGAAACGAAAAATACTTGGAGATTGATTATGGATTTGCAACGTAAAGCAAACTTATATCGCAAAGAATTATTTGAGAAATTTGTAGAAGTTAAACAAGGTCACCCTGGTTCTACATTCTCAATGTTAGAGATTGTCACTACACTTTATCATGCTGGTTATGTAGGTCTAGAAGATAAAGTTTTGATTAGTAAAGGTCATGCAACAGTTGCATTGTATCCTATTCTAAAAGACTTGCATATTCTACCAAAAGAAGATTGGGAGAATTGGGGCAAGAACAAAGATACATGTCTGCGTGTGTTTGGTAATGTATCAATACCAGGCATCGATATGACATCTGGTTCTCTTGGTCATGGTGTCGGTGTCGGTGCTGGCATGGCACTTGCAGATCCAAACAAACATGTCTATGTGGTTATCTCAGAGGGTGAATTATATGAAGGTTCAACATGGGAAGCATTACTC